AGTCCAACTTCCTGAACGGCAGAAGTTGGACTCGCCTTTTTATGGTTTAGCGGACAGTAATAATTATCAAACAGGGCATCAATCTCGTTCATGCGTTTTTGAGTTCTTTCTTTCTCTCCGCGTTCCCAAGACCTCATTATCAAAAATAGCAAAATAGCGCAAATTCTACCAGGTCGTTTCGAACGGCGTGCCCGAAGACAACTGAATCAGCTTCCTAGAACCCTCGGCACGCAGCGCCGATATAAACAAGGTTGTCGGTGTCACCTCCACGCTTATCAAAAACTACGGGCTGTAATGGGGTGTCGCAGCCGGTATACAGGATAAGATACAGCTGACGGCCAAAAACGGTGTAACCTCGTTCGAGCAGCTGGCGCAGGCACTACCGAGGGTGACAGGTAATGCCGCCACGCTGGGTGTTTCGATTGACGAACTGATGGGGACATTTGCCACGCTTACAGGAGTTGAGGTTCACACCCAGTTGGCCGCGATATCTTGTTACCACATGCAAGCAGTTGAATGTAGCCACCAAGTCGGCCACGGCCATGAAAAAGCTGGCCACAATATCCACCAATGTCGGTTCTGCGGGCAGGAGGGAGCGCTGGGCTTGGAGATGCTGGCCTTGGCGTGAGGGAAGGCATCAAAAGCCGCAGTAGCCTTGAAAATATCATTGCGCGGGTTGCTTACTGCCACGGGCATAGGGCTGGCATTCGTGGCCATGACATCGATTGTTGAATCCCCCCTACTTCCTTGGGAAAAACAACAATCTGCATGCCGCAAGTCAGCGAATTATTATGTAACTTCGCATCCATGCGCAGCGTGGGCATATCAGCCTCCGAATTAACGGATACATCTAATTTACAGCATGGTTATGGAACAATACATCAAGAATATCAACGACAACATATGCCGCAATATCGAGGAGAATGAAAACGACCGTGGTTTTATGTCGCAAAATATACTTGCACAACTTCGAAACCTGTTAGACCATATCTGTGTCAAGATATATGTAGCACAAGGGGGAGCACTTGATGACAATGAATTCAAGAACATACAAAATGCAAAGTCGTATGTCAAAAAGAACGGGAATCTACAATTCCTGATAAAGTTTCACGAGTTCTTGCTGATATCCGCGTCACACTACACCTTCGACCCCGACAGCTCCGAGCGGCTGATGCTGAAATACTATGAGTATCTTCTGCGGACCAAAGCCTTGATGAAGCAGCAATTCGGGTTGGACATTCTTGAGAATCTGTATATGTTTCCCATAGATACCGACCCGGCTTTTAAGGAGTATTACAAGGCAATCGTGGCAAAAATAGATTCCCTTATCCTTGCCAATGCACAGACCGAGGAGCGAAGGTTCTGCATCGACAAGGTAAAGCCGCTGTTTGTCAACGGCAAGGTATATTACGAAGTGACCTTTTCGCCTTCAAATGACAAAGCAGGCAAGTTCGACCGCATTATCGCATTCACACATTTGGAATTACCGACATATTATTCGGTATTTCTCCGTCTGACAACCGTCGATATAACTGTCGACGGCATGGTCATGCCGGTCAACCTCATCGTAGATTCAAGAGTGGCGGTGCGTCTGTGCGAGCTGCGCAATTTTTCCAAAATTTTCGGTGCCCCTGTCAATGTGTCGCAGAATAAGGAATACTCAAACCTGATGACCTATCTGCAAACCACAAGGCTGTCACTGACCGAGATAATGGATTTCCCCGATGAAGAGTTTGATGGATTTATCGACAACATAGGCTCGAAAGCCAAGACCACGCAGATTTCCCACCTGCTGTCAAAGTGCCGAAACCATATCAAAAACAACATCGACGGCAAAAACATCTTACGCTATCTATTGCTAAGGCTCAACAACAGGATTATCAAGAAACAGATATATGCAACTCCCCGATATATCCTCGGAGACTTATGCCTGAACCAGCAATGCAAACCTTTCGACAATCTGCCGTATGCGTTTTCCTTAGTGGAACATAACCCGGGCTTTTCCGACCTTGTTGCGGCTATACCGCCCGAAGAACACAAACCCGAGCTGCTTGCCCGGCGCATAAAACACGCAGCCGAACAGGAAGGGCATCTCTATGCTCACCACAGCGAACTTGAGGCATTCGGCACACCCGATAAATTATTGCAACTGAAAGATGAATTCAACAAATCCCTGCACACCACCCATCAAAGCTGCCAGATAGAAGAATACAAAGGTCATTATTTCATCCGACAATATGAGGATGACGTGCGCAGGATTATCGAGGAATTCAACAAGCTGGCAACATCAAGGGTTGTGAACTACACAAAATCGGTCGACAGCTGGATGGCCTCTCCGGCAGCCGACCCACGGGCGGCATCAAAAGCAACCGAACTTAAAAGCCTTTTCTCCAACTCCACCATTGCAATGATCTACGGGGCTGCGGGTACAGGCAAATCCACATTCATCAATTTCCTCTCGCTTATATTCGGCAATAACCGAAAACTTTACCTTGCCAATACAAATCCCGCCGTCGACAACCTGCGCCGTAAAGTAACCGCCCCTAATGCCGAGTTTTCAACCATAAAAAAATTTCTTAATGGCAACACCCGGCCAATCAAACGCGACATTATCTTTATTGACGAATGCAGCACCGTAAGCAACAAGGATATGCGTGAGATACTGGAACAAGCCAGGTTCTCACTGCTCGTATTGGTCGGCGATATGTTCCAGATCGAGGCCATACGTTTCGGCAATTGGTTCAATATTGCCCACAAGGCATTTTCACCGCCTGTAAAAATAGAACTTACAGACGTGTATCGCACCTCCCGGCCTGATTTGCTCAACGTATGGGGCAAAGTCCGGGATAATGCCGACGATATAACCGAATTCCTTGCAAAAGGGAACTTTTCCCACCGCCTTGACAAATCGATTTTCATCAAAACGAACACCGACGAGATTATACTGAGCCTCAACTACGACGGGCTGTACGGAATCAACAACATAAACCGGTTCCTGCAAAACAACAACCCGAATCCCCCCGTCAGGTGGGATGTGCACACCTATAAAATCGGTGACCCGGTGCTGTTTAACAGCACCACGCGCTTCCCCTGGCTGTATAACAACCTGAAAGGGCGCATAATCGACATCGATACATCCGAAACGCAAATCACCTTCACCCTGGAGGTCGACACGATAATCAACAGCATCGACGTAGAAGGCTCCGGCCTTGTGATTCTTGAATCGGACAGCCCCGAAAAGAGCATCGTGCAATTCAGCGTCGGCAGGAATACGGATAACGATGATGACACCGACGACGAAAGCTGCATAGTCCCGTTCCAAATAGCCTATGCCGTCTCAATCCATAAAGCCCAGGGATTGGAATACAGCTCCGTCAAAATAGTGATTACACGTGAAGTGGAGGAACAGATAACCCACAACATATTCTATACGGCGATTACCCGTGCATGCAACAGCCTGTCGATATACTGGAGCCCGGAAACCGAGCAAAAAATCATATCGTCCATGTCGGGGAAATCAAATGAAAAGGATTTCCAATTGCTGAAAAGCAGACATCCCGAACTGTTCGCCGCCAGACGATGACCATACAGGCCAGCCAACCCCCTGACCAAAGTGGGGCATCTTACTTAAATTAATATAAATTAACACCCGGAAACGTCAACCGTCCAAAAATAATACCTTAATTTGCAACGGTATGCCGACAGACGGCCGCATATCGGAATATCACGCCAGGCAACCACCCGGTATAATTAAAAAAACAAACCATCGTCACAAAAATGCCATGAAAAACAGACATAATCCAAAAGCCATAAAACCAGTGGAAGGCAGACATACTCAAAATAACGGTATCCGGCAGGCAACGGCGTCAGTCGTAACCGCCATGTGCATGGCGGCATGCCTGTGCGCGGCACCGAAATCCATGGCGGCACCGGCAGAGGAAACCGTGTTCAGGACCGAACTTGAAAGATACACGACCCTCCAGCTCCCCGGCGACGAGACAAAGACGACGCTGTCGGCCAACTGGGAGGCGGAGCTTAAAAACACCGACGGAAACCAGAACCAGCTGTCGATGGCCAGATGCGGCAACCAACTGTTCCTGTGCACTAGCTACTTCGACGACACCGACGGCCGGAAAGACGGACTGTTCCTGCGCTGTTTCTCCGTCCACGACGGGACAGACGACCATATGACCATACCCCTTCCTGAAGATTTCAAGGCCGGGGTAGAAAACTTCCATACAATCACGTCCGACTCAAAAGGCAACCTCGTGGCAGCCCTGGTCCAAGGCAGCAAATACGTATCTTCCGAAACTGTGACGATAACCCTTTACCGTGTCGACACCGACAACCGAAAAATCGATACCGACAGCAGGATTGCAATCGAAATCCCGGCAAAGGAGATATTCAATTCAGATGTCGATTACGACCCGTGGATGGAACGTATCGACTGCATGACCGGCGACTTCGTCGCGGGGGAATTCCGATTCGGCGCCACAATCGGGTGGAGATCCGGGACATCGCATTACGTATATTCACACATCCTTTTTGACTACGACCCCGCATCATCAGAACCATCCGGCATCACCGACCGCCAGACAATCCCGGTAGAGCGTCTTACGGGGGAGAACAACAACGTATGGCCCGACATCACGCCGTTATCCGAAGGGACATTCGTGGTGACACGGGCCCCGGAAACCAACGGCGGCCCATACTATGCACCGACAATCTACACCCGCACCGACGGCAAGACCGACGACACCCTGTCGTCACCATGGGCCTCCAACAGCGCGATGGCCAACTGCCGCGGCTTCTATACATTCACCCACAACGGCCACACCCTGGCCGTGACAGGCATCCGCCACGACACCGCCCTCGGAGGGAAAGGCTCATACTTCCGGCTGATCAACCTTCCTTCGGACGGAACGTTCAAGGGGGAGACACCCCTGTGGGACTTCCCCGCCACAGCATTCCCGTCAGATGCCGCGGCACACCCCGTCTACCACAAATCCTACCGGCAACTCGCCGTGGTGGAACCGGCTGCCGACAGCGATGCACCCGAGACCCATATCTATATCTGTTCACCCGGATGCGGCATCGGCTCATATACGCTTTCCACAGACACAGGGATAACCACATCCCTCACGTCCGTCGACAACGGCCCGGCAGAAGCCCCCATACTTCAAGGCCGCACCCTGCGCATCCCTGAATCCTCCGACAGTCCCGTCAGGGTGTTCGACCTCACAGGGCGCCACTTGGCGGAAATCCCGGTCGCCGGTTCTGAGGCCGACCTGCAAACGCTGGCCGCAGGGCTGTATATCGTACAGGCCGGCAACACAACCATGAAAATCTGCCTGCGATAAGACGCAATTACATAATGCGACCCGACAGCCGATGCCACTCTATGGCCGGCACATACAACACCACAAATCACACAACACGATATGCAGCAGGCAAAAACGCTTATAGCCAAAACAACCTACCCGTCAAAAATCGACTGGTGGATTTGGGCAATTGTCGCCTTCGTAATCACAGTAATCATCATTATAGGCATCACATCGCCATGGTGGCTTACCCTACTGCTCGGTCTCGCAATCCTGGTTCCGTCGCTCACAGGCTTGATCGGCATATGGTACGCCATCGAAGGTGACAACCTCATTGTCTATCAATTTTTCCGGCCGAAACTCTATCCGATCAAAAAAATCAAAGACATCAGATATTCAAAAGGATTCCTGGCAGCCCCGGCCCTGTCATCCACCCGCCTGGCCATCCGCTTCACCGACCGCAACATCCTCCGAAGCTCCCTACCCCTCGAAATATCCCCCCTTGACCGCACCGGCTTCGTCAACCGCCTGTTATCCGTCAATCCCGGAATCACAGTCCGCTAGCAACAATCAAATCCACCCCCTCCATATAACAATAAAGCGTTGTGCCAAAATCTTTGACACAACGCTTTAAAATATCCTGATTTATCCCTAAGGATTATTCGTCCGGATTATCTCTCCGCCCTGACAGGATTGCCAAGGAAATCGGCATAGGCCAACCTGATTCCGTCGGGCAGTTCGGTGGAATAAGTCCAACCCAACCTGGCAGCCTTCGACACATCCAACAACTTGCGTGGCGTGCCGTTAGGCATCGTTGTATCCCAAAGAATCCGGCCCTTATATCCCACCACCCCGGCAACCAGCTCGGTAAGTTCCTTTATCGACAGCTCCTTGCCTGTTCCGGCATTCACCGTTTCGTTACCCGAATAATTATTCATCAGGAAAACACAAAGGTTTGCCAAGTCGTCTACATAAAGAAATTCCCTTAACGGCGAACCATCACCCCAGCATGTAACTTCTTCCAGTCCCTGCTCCTTTGCCTCATGAAAACGGCGGATTAAGGCCGGCAAAACATGGGAATGCGTAGGGTGATAATTGTCGTTGGGGCCGTAAAGGTTGGTCGGCATCACTGATATATAGTCCGTGCCATACTGGCGGTTAAGGAATTCGCAATATTTCAACCCCGAAATTTTAGCGAGGGCATACGCCTCGTTGGTCTTTTCGAGTTCCGAGGTAAGCAGGCACGACTCAGGCATAGGCTGTGGTGCCATGCGGGGATATATGCATGAGGAACCAAGGAATTCAAGTTTCTTGACCCCGTTGCACCATGCGGCATGGATAACATTCATCTCCAGCATAATGTTATCATACATGAAATCGGCCAATGCCGACTGGTTGGCCTCGATGCCGCCAACCTTTGCCGCCGCAAGGAACACATATTCAGGCTTCTCCTGCTCAAAGAAATCATTGACCGCCTTTTGATCGATCAAATCCAGTTCCTTGTGGGTACGAGTTATAATATTCGTATAACCCTGTCGTTCCAACTCACGGATAATGGCCGACCCCACCATTCCACGATGTCCGGCAACATATATTTTCGAATCTTTTTCCATCGTAAAAAAATCAATAAACCCGGAAGTCATAATGACCTCCCAATCTTATAACGAACCTTTTCGGCGAATCTTTACAGGTATGACACCTTCGGCCGGGATTTCGTCGACAACAAGGGCGAGATGCCCCCCGCCACCGGCTCCAAGCATCTTCCAGGCAAGCGCACATCCCTTCCACCGGTCGATATACTCCTGCACACCCGGCTGCATCATTGCCGGGAACATTGCCACCTGCGCATCGAACGATGCACGGAAAGCCCGTGCAAACCCGTCAAGGTCACGCGAAAGGATAGCATCCCAACAACGGTCGGCAGACTCGGTTAGGTCACGCACCTTGGCAGGGGTTATATCCTTCCCCTCTACAACCGAACATCCTTGCCGACGTGGGAACATCGGCACTAGGCACAGATGGCTTTCCAGCCACGACAGCACCTCCTCGTCATGACATGATTCTATGCGCTGCGGCCAGTAGTGTCCGTCGTAATAATGCCTGGTCAGCCCCGACATACAGATTCCGATAGCATCCTGCGCCCCGGAAACGTGCCCCTTGTTCTCAGGATCGTTTTCGAAGCAGAACAACAGCCGTGCAAGCATCTCCTCATTGTAGGCAGGAAGCTCGTAAGGCCAAACCTTGCGGGCGGCATTGCGGGTGGAAGTCGACATGCCGCCACGCTCCATAAACTCTACCGTCGGCTCTATCGAAATGGTCAACGCCCACCCCGCACCATGCTGCGAAACATACGGCTGATCAATCCACGTACCCGCCAGATCCACACGGTATGGGAGATGTGATTTCACCCCCTGGCGCAGCGAGGTGGTCGACCGGGCGTCAAGCCCGGCATCGGGCACACGCTCCAGCTCCACATACTCTATGCCACGCTCGGCACACAGTTGCCGCTTCACATCGCTACCCCCGTCGGAATTGACCACGAACACATCGGGCTTCACCAAATCGAGAGTTTCAATGAAATCGAGCATACCGCTACCTGGATTGATATACGCATCAGTGACATAGCGTATAGCCTTGACCATGTACAGGCGCTCACGTTCGGAATATACAGTCCGACGATTCTTAAGCCCCTCGATAGTAGCATCCGACCCGATACCCACATACAGGTCGCCATAGCCGGAAGCCGCCTTAAAGAATGCCACGTGCCCGGAATGAAGCATGTCGTAACATCCCGATACAAAAACCTTTTTTGCCATACCCGCTTAAACAGTTTGGAAAGTCCTGGTTATTATTAAAACACCTGTCGGCTAAGTAAATCGTAAAATTTATTTTACGATGCCCTTCTCCAGATATTCCTCAAGGTTGGTCCGGACCTGCTCGCCTGCACGTTCAACCGCCACCTTCGCCATATCCGCATCTACCATAAGGTTGACCAACTGCTCAAACGAAGTTTTCTTTGTCGGATCCCAGCCCAGCTTCGCCTTCGCCTTCGAGGGGTCACCCCAAAGATTTACAACATCCGTCGGACGATAGAAGTCAGGAGATACCTCTATAAGCGTATGCCCTGTCTTCACATCGATACCGCGCTCATTGGCACCCTCCCCTTCGAAACGCAGTTCGATACCGGCACGGCGGAATGCCAGCTCGCAGAACTCGCGCACCGAATGCTGCTCACCCGTGGCAATTACATAATCTTCCGGTTCGGGCTGCTGGAGAATCAGCCACATGCACTCCACATAATCCTTGGCGTAGCCCCAGTCGCGCAGCGACGACAGGTTTCCAAGATACAGCTTGTCCTGCTTACCCTGCGCTATTCTTGCAGCGGCAAGAGTGATTTTACGAGTCACGAAAGTCTCGCCACGGCGTTCCGATTCATGATTGAACAGGATGCCAGAGCAACAATACATCCCGTAAGCCTCGCGATACTCCTTCACAATCCAAAAACCATACAGTTTCGCAACAGCATAAGGCGAATAAGGATGGAAAGGCGTCAGCTCATTCTGCGGCACCTCTTCCACCTTGCCGTAAAGCTCCGACGTAGAAGCCTGGTAGATGCGGCACGTATCCTTCAGCCCGCTCAGACGCACCGCCTCCAGGATACGCAACACCCCCGTTGCATCCACGTCGGCCGTGAACTCAGGCGAGTCGAACGATACCTGCACATGGCTCTGTGCCGCCAGATTATAAATCTCATCAGGACGTACCTTGGCCACAACCTGCATAATCGACATGGAATCCCCCAAGTCAGCATAATGCAGATGGAAATGCCCCCTACCCTCAAGATGGGCTATACGTTCGCGGAAATCCACGCTCGAACGCCTGATGGTGCCATGCACATCATAACCCTTCTCCAACAGAAACTCGGCCAGGAACGATCCGTCCTGACCCGTAATCCCGGTTATCAACGCTGTTTTCATAACCATAAAAATTTATAATTGTTTGTTTTCTATCAATCGCATGTTATCTTTGCATTGGACTATATACTTGCAATGCTACACTTTAACCCTTGTTTCATGAATAAGCCAAATCGATGTCGGAAAAGGAGCGTAAAAGAACTACATGAAAAAATATATGCTGGTCTGATGATGTCGGCCGAAAAGACCCTCCGGGAAAAGGCCGCGCGTGGTGAAAAGGTTTGCTATTCCAAGCCCGACGGCACCGTCTACACCATCTCCGCCCGCACAGCCCTGCGCCGCTTCCTCGCACAGAAAAAAGCCTGACATTTCCCTATCGCCCCAGCCTGCGGACAATACGCTGCAACCCCACGTCCCACAACTTCCAGGCATATTTCAGCCCCTCGAAAAAAGCACTTGGACAATAGTATAATCGCTAACGACTTTTATTTTTCAATCGTTGTTTATATTCTTTAAGCAATAATTGAGGTAACGTTAAAATAATCCATCCACATCGTTTTAATTGCTTTTTAGGCTCACAAAAAATACGATAAACAAATTCTAAATGATGATTCACTAAAAATGTAGGAGCTCTTTTTACATCAACACCACTAAAAAATTTAAAAGCCGCACCTACTGCTATTATAACCCCCTTCTTTAAATGAGGTTTGAGATAATACATGAACCTTTCTTGCTTTGGCGCACCCAAAGCAACCCAAATAATATCAGCATTATCATTCTCTATTAAACGGGCAATTTGGGGATAATCAAAATCTTCAACATCTCTATATGGTAGTTCTACAAATTGCATATTATTTATCTCGGGATTCCATAAAGCCAAATTATGTTTTAATCCACTTAAAATATCATTCGAAGTACCTAAAAATATCATTCGATATTTAGACTGTCGTATAATATCTTCAAAAATTTCACTTCCACAATATTGCTGATATGATTTCCCATATAACCATTTTAGATACAACGGCACATAACTACTATCACAGATTGCAAACAATCCACCATTCACAACATTCAGATAATCAGAATTTCGATTAGCAATATCTAGTATAACTCCATCTGCTACACATATATAATCACTATGTCGTTTTTTTATACATTCACCTATTGCCTTATGAATAGCATCCCTATCAAACTCATAATTAATATTAAAATAGCGCTCCATAATTTAACGTATTAAGGATTAGCACTTTTTGTTTTATATTGTGATATAGCTTTATGATAGTAATCCACCATGGTAGCTGCCTTATTTTCCCATGCAAGCTCTTTTTGTCTTTCAAAGCAATTATTTTTTAAGGAGTTAAGCTCTCTCGGATTATGATACAATTGCAATATCACTCGTGCAAAGTCTTCTATGCTTTGAACTGTATTTGTAATAGGTACTTTTATTCCAACATTATCATTTACCACGTCTGCCTGACCACACGTATCAAAGCAAACCACCGGTAAATTATTTTGAAGTGCCTCCAATACTACATGTGGCGTTCCTTCCATTATACTTGTAAAAAGTAAAATGTCTGCCTTTCTCATGAGAGAATGCACTTCCTTATTAGGAATTTTGCCATGCCAAACCACAAGATCCCCAATCTCATTCTCATCCACTAATTGATGATATCTTGCAATTTGCTTCTCTGAACCTGAACCTATGACGTGTAACGTTACTGATGCAATATTTTTCAATTTGCCAACAGCATGTAATGCTAATTCTAACTGCTTTCGATAATCAAACTTCCCGACCCATATTATGTCGAAATTATTCTGTGGAACCTTAGCCATTTCTCTATCACATACGTTGGAACAATAGCATCCTGTTTCATTCAATAATATTACCTCCTTTTCATGAATGTGCTTAATCGTTTCATAAACACCTTTTGTCGCAGCAAATAATAGCGCCGATTTATTCAGTACCTTTTTAGTTCTATAATCATGTTTACGTTGAAGTTCATTAATGATATTTTTCACATACGTTTTCATTCTATTTGTAAATGAAACGCCTCTAAAATATCCAGTAGGCATAAGTTCCATCCCTCCGATAGGGCCCCATACGAAAGGGATATCTTTCAATTCCCATAAATACCCCGGTTCACGAAATCCAATCATATTTAATTGATGTATAATATCAATTTTATGTTTGGAGACAATTTGTTCTGCAATTTTCAGAGTTCGTTTTTGCCATTTGCGGTAATACCAATAAAAGCGCCAATCTCCTTGATTCCAACACATTTGCCGTATTCTAGGAGATAGTGGATTATAATAGAAATGTATATTTGCTTTATACGGCAGCTGCTTAAGGGCAATAGAAATATCTTTTTGCCATTCTCCTTCCGTAATAACAAAAACATTGCAATAACGAGCAATATTTATAATCCAATTCCAGCCCATACCAGGCTCGCTTCCCCAATTCGGAGAAACCGCATAAGCATTAATTAGCACATTCAACATAGCGTTCATAACAATTTATAGAATCCTTTGCAATTTTATCCCATTCATAACCTCTAACTGCATTCATTGAATTTCTAATTAATTTCCTTTTATTTAATTGGTACTCTGTACATGATCGTTTAATTTCCCTAGCTATTGATATCGATGACAAAGGCGTTATCCAACCACATTGATGTTGCACTATCAAGTCTTCCATATTTGTCTGTGAAGTTATTAAACATGGACATCCACATGATAGCGCTTCCAAAACAGTTAAAGGCATGCCTTCGTATCTTGAGGTCAATATATATATATGCTTATCACATAACATTTTTATCTTATTACTTCCAAATATAGGCCCTTCAAAAGATGCAATGTCCGTTAAAGCATTGACTCTGTCAAAAAAATCGCCTGGATTATCAGGTGCACCATAAAATGAGAAATGTACATAAGAATGCCATCCCTCATCACATAATATTCTAAGGGCATCCAATAATATGTCTAACCCCTTATGAACCATATCAATTCGCCCAAGGAAAACGAATTCCACTTTATCCCTAACGGTCTTATCCAACACATTACATTTGGGTATATCAATCCCATTAGGGATAATACAATAATTGGGATTTATCGCATGCATTACCGATAGATGTTGTTCCTGTTGATTCAAATAAATCAAGCCTTTAGCCTTTTTCACAAAATTGAAAAAACCCAAGTAATTAGCAATCTTTTTTTTCAATTTACCTTTGTTCGCATTTTGAATTGTTGCCCCACCATGGAATTCTATCAAATATGGAATTCCATACTTCCTCAGTACTTTTCCGAATTGCAAATATCTGACATTATATAATGAATGGAAAATTATGATATCAGGGGAAAAGCTATTTATAAGGTTAAAAAAACGCATTTTAGAGTCTATCAAATAATAGCCGTCTTGATAAAGATACTTCTTATTGGGTATAATAATACCCACTTTCACATTATGCCCTAATAAGATTTGACACTTTGCTAACTGAGATACAACTGCGCCAATTCCAGTTATATTTGTCAAATTATCACCTCCGAAATTGGCTATATGTAAGACTTTCATATAATTTTATTAATCAATATCTCAAAACAAGATTAATTATAAACTGCCAACACGATAATAAGATAGAACCTTTATGACCACATTTACGCCAATTTCTAATGTAATGATATGGCATAAATCCAATTATTTGCGATTCTAAATCCTGATATAATAATGGACAGAATTTAAAAATATAATTATCAATGGCTATCAAATTGCGATCGCGCTCTTTACCCTTTGATTTTAATAATAATATTCGATATATTGATGGCAATTTTTTAATAATACGTCCATACATGTATTTATTATGGGAACTAGTTCTATCTTGCAAGTTATCAACATAATCCCGCAAAATTTTCTCCATTACGATTATCAACTGATTCACATTTTTATAGGCCATAGCAGGATTTACTGTCTGGCCAATTCTACCAATCAAATATCTATACACAGTCTTTGGGAAAACCGCGATTGTATTTACCTGAGCCATTGGCATAAACATCCATTCTTGATCAGTATAACTGATGCCTTCCGTCTGATAATACTCAAATCTCCTAAAGATCTCAGATTTATAAGTAATCGCATGCATTTCAATAGTATCCTTCATTAACATTGGAAGGCATTTGTCAAAATCGCCATCTAAGCCATTTTCATGAAACGAATGCACATCTGAAACATTTCCAATTTCATCCACGATCAAATAATCAGATATAATCACATCTGCTACTGATTGTTTCAAAAAGCATATAAATTCATCTAGATTTTGCTGCTCAAAGCTATCATCTGCATCAAGAACTTTTATATACTGACCTGTAGCTTCTTTAATCCCCCGATTTATACAAGACCCGTAATTACCATTGTCCTTATTTATGACTTTTATTGAATTAGGGAACTTTTCATGCCATTTTTCAGCAAGTTCTCTAGTTTTATCTATACTTCCATCATTTACAATTATTATTTCCAAGTCATTAATTCGAGATACGACCAATGACGATAGACACTGATCCAAATATTCCTCCATATTGTATGATGGAATAATTATTGACAAAGTTTTTATCATGATTAATTAAAATAATATGGAATTACTTCATGAGTACCGTTATGTACAATCGTCCACCACCAATAAGCTAATGCCGTAATTACAATTATAGCAGAAGCAATCGGTGCTGAAGATTTTGCATATTTCGGTGATTTACATAGCATTGGAATTAGAAACAGCTGATATACAGTCATATATGCAGCCAGTCTAACTAAATAACCATTATACATACCAAGCATCATCAATGATACTTCAGTAATAAACAGTAGATAATATGGCAATTTTATCCGATTACTAATAATACCATAATTACAACCTATCCATATCATCACAGCAAAAAAGAATCGATATGTTATCTCTGTAACGCTCACATAAGAACTCCTAGATACAGCATAAACATCTGCATAAATTGCCATCCTACCAAAGCCTAAAAAGCCCAACAATGAAGCCAATTTGAGAAATCCAATTAATAATATTCCCAGGCCAATTAAATATAAACCAATACCTATTTGCTTAAATCTCACCAGCCTAAATGAGATGTAATATATAGCATAGATAAAACAACTTGCAATTGCGCAACTCGTATGTACGAATGTCCCTGTTAAAACAAATAGCCAAAATAACTTGATTTTAGACTTCACCAAAAATGTACTTCCATATAATAAAATAGAAACCGCCGCACATTGTCTTACAATATTCAATGAAGCACTATACATGAAACAAAAATACATCAATATCACTAGCCAGAGATTGATATATTTTCGAAACTCCCATGCAGATAAGTATATAAAGCCAATAGTTATTACCTGATAAATAAAACTCAGCGAGGAAAACCCCGTAATATATGATGATAATTTTGATATTAGAAAATATGATGGCTCTACATTAAATCTTAAAGACAAATATTCCCATTCATACGGCCCGCTACATTGCTCATATAAATTATAATATGTTTCTGTATCCGTGCCTATACCAATACCTCGATGCGCAGCCAAATAACATGGCAAAATAATCGCCAACAGAGCAAAGAGATTCCATTTACTTTTTTGTTTAGATCCAATCCAAAACAAGAATGTTGAAATCCCAAAAATGATTAAATATAAACTCATTTCTATACCCTAAGTGGGTAAAATTATAATTGCCTATTTTTTAATTGTTCTCGCACATAATTCAAATAGGCAAAATCAATTAAATATCACCCAATCGTTTGAATACCTGAGCTATAATCGGGGCCATGTCGTAGTATTTATATTCGGCCAGACGGCCTCCGAAAATCACATTCGGCTCCTGCTCCGCTAACATCCGATATCGTTCATACATATCTTGGTTACGTGCATCGTTGACAGGATAGAACGGCTCCATACCATCCTTCCATTCGGATGAATATTCGCGTGAAATCACTGTAACAGGATTGGCCTCGACATCTTTTTGCGTCAAACTTTCGAAATGTTTGTGTTCAATGATACGGGTAAACGGTACTTCTGACGAAGTATAATTCACCACTGCATTCCCCTGATAGTTGGATATAGGGAGCAACTCTGTTTCAAAACGTACGGTACGGTAGTCAAGCTTGCCGAATCGGTAGCCGTAAAACTCATCGATTTTACCTGTAAAAACAATGGTATGCGCCAACGCCGACAGAGCCTCACGGTCGGCGAAGAAATCCGTGGACAGCCTTACCTCCGACCCTTCGAGCATCGCATCAATCAACCGGTTGTATCCCCCCACGGGTATACCCTGATAGGCATCGTTGAAATAATTGTTATCGAATGTCAGACGTACCGGCAGCCGACGGATTATAAACGCTGGAAGTTCAGTGCATTTCCTCCCCCATTGCTTCTCGGTATATCCTTTTATCAACTGTTCGTATATATCACGTCCGATGAGTGAAAGTGCCTGTTCCTCAAGATTCCGTGGCTCTGTGATTCCTTCGGCCTTCATACGCCCTACCGCCTCGGCTCGTTGCTCTTCAAGCCTTGATTGTGCCTCTGCCGGAGTTTTGACTCCCCACATCTGATAGAACGTGTTCATATTGAACGGAAGATTGTACAACCGTCCGTCAGGAGCCTGCGCCACAGGGCTGTTGGTGTATCTGTTGAACGGCACCAGGGCATTTACAAAATCCCATACGTCTTTATCAGAAGTATGAAAAATATGCGCACCATATTTATGCACATTAATCCCTTCAATATTCTCACAATAAACATTGCCACCAGTGTGCTCACGTTTGTCAATCACAAGACATCGTTTGCCCTGTCTGGACGCCATACAGGCAAAAGTTGCACCGAACAAACCGGCTCCGACTATCAAATAGTCATATTGACGATTTTCCATAAATAGCTTTTTTTAGTTTGGAAAACACCCTGCCGGGAGACGTAATCACAACAAGGGCGAAATATAACTTTGACAAACCACGCAATCCTGCAGCCCTGGCTCTGATACTGCCATCGTACCAATAAAGCTGCTTTACCTTCAATTTTTCATCCAAAGAAAGAGTAGAATAAAACTGGCGATGTTTCGCATAGACATATTTCACAGCATTCTTCCACTCATAGAATTTATTTGTAAGCCTTTGCGAATCATTTTCATCAACACGATAAACTGCAAGCACCTCATTGACAAAATAAAACGGTTTCCTTTGGGCAAGACGTATGGTAAGCTCGTATTCCTGCCAAAATCTTAAATTCTCATCAAACAGACCTATGTCAAACAAGGCTTCACGCCTCGCAAAGATAACAGTCGTCGTCGTACAAATCGATGTAAGGATTTTTTTCGACATATCCCCCTGATGATTAGGATTTGGTAGCAAGTCTTGGAATCTTACCGATCCATCCGGTTGAATAATCTCCAGCCGACGCCCAGCATGCACAAGATCGCAGTCATACATTTTCATCACACCAAGCTGCTTCTCGGTCTTTTCAGGAAGCCAATAGTCATCGTCATCAAGAAACGACACATATTCTCCGTGGGAAGCCTTTATTCCCAAGTTACGGGCATAATTCCCACCCCGGCTTTCATCTTTAGAAATATGTATGTATGTAAAAGGTTCCTTCTCACACCATGCTTGGGTTCCATCATCTGAGGCATCATCAACCACGATAAGCTCTATGTCCTTATACGTCTGCGCATAAATACTCTGCACAGCCCGCTGCAACAGCCTCAAACGGTTATGTGTGGTAATCACTACAGAGACCAATTCTTTATAGCGCATATTATGGGGCGTAAAACGAAACGTACATGTGGATGGTGGCGGGATGATGGGGTTAGCGCGCGGAATATCAGTGAATTGAATGGATATAGGAGGAGAGATGGTGGAAAAACGAAACGTTTCAAAAGTTTACATGCGTTTATATTAGATTAGCATGGGAGGGGTATAAATGTTTACACGGGGGCGAAAAGCTTTACATCCGGGCGAAAATGGGCTTATTTTGGGTGTAAACGTGGTGAATCAGTAGTGTGTGAGGGGGGTGAATGAATCGGATGATATAGGATAATCCAGGTGGCGGAATGAAGGATTAGGGCGGTTTGATGGCCGCTTTTTTTAGGGTGTTGTTGATTTTGTTTTTATTGAAATGTTCTATATAACGGTTATTTAGTATATTTGCAATGTAAAAACAGAAGAGTATGAGAGCGATTAAGGTTATACATGTGCATCTGACGGGGAAGCGTAGAGACCTCTATTTCGGGTCGATTACGGCCATATATTCGGTTCTGACCGCTGAGGAGGTCGGTGCCAGTAAAGAGTATATGTTGCATGCGGGACTGGGCGGAGGGGGAACTATCATGACTAAATGCGCGATAATCAAGCAGTCAACGCTGATTACAAGCCGCCAGAACAGAAGTCGCGATAAAGTATGATTAATCAATTAAGACGCTGATTAAACGACACTTGAACGAAAATATTACGAAAATTGAACAGGGAGCAGCCTTTTGCTCCCTGTTTTTATGCTCTGAGGCATCTGTTTTAAGGGCAAAAATATGTTTGGGTGTGAGTTTGGGTGTGAGTTTGGATGTGTGTTTTCAATAAGTTTGGATGTGTATTTTGCTATTAAAAAAACGGGATAGATATGGCCGGAATCCACGATTTTTCCTGTAAAATTGAGAAAACGGGTAGATAAGGGGGGTGAAAATACCATAGGGTTGCAGCGAATATAGATGGTGTTTCAGGAGCGATATTATTAATAATCAGAACGTTAGCACGGGCTATACTCAAAAAGCCGTGTGTGGGGCATTTTGAGCCTATTTTGCTGTGCAGGCTGTGTGGATGGTGCGTGTAAGCTGCGTGGTCGTTTTGTGTGCAAAATTGGCGATGTTTTAATTGTACGAGATACTTTTTATTCAAGATGGATTACTCCGACTACACGGGCAATGCCGAGAATCTCATCAGTTGGAATATCAAATGGAGGATAGTTCTTGTTATCAGAAATCGCTTTTAGACAGCTGTTATCAGTTCCTGGCATTAGTCTTTTCACGAGAAGACCTCGGTCTGCCGTTGCTATTAGATGGCATTTGTTCCATTCGATATACCTTGAATGGTTGATTTTGGAGCAAGCAATTATGTCACCGGGATAGAATTTTGGTATCATGGAATCTCCAATTACTTCAATCATGAAGTCGACACCAAGATGTTTGAACTTGGGTATAACATAATAAGCCAACACATCTTTCTCCTTAATTAAGAAGTGTTCGTTAGCAAAACCGCCCACCGCTCTTTCTGATACCAAAGGAATTCCGTTATGTGAATTTTTGTAAGTTTCTATGAATGACTCCATTTTTGATTCGTGGTCGCTGCCAGTGGCAACAGGTTGTTGCACCACAGAGGCAGTTGATACTTGCGTCTTGTGACGAACTGTAAGCATCTCTCCATTCCCAGTGAGAAGCCATTCGGTATTGATGTCCTTTGCGTAGGCAAGAAATCTCGCAAGATTATCTTCATTGATTCCATTATTCTGAGTTAAAATACCTCTAGTTACACCAGAAGACTTGTAAAACTCATATGCACTGATGCCCTTATGTTCCAAATATTGCAAATTTTTTTGCTTTATGGGTGATTTTTCTTGTGTAATAGTTTTCATAATCGAGAAATCTTGCTTGCCTTTGCGGAGAGTTCACGAAAGAACCGCTCCAAAGATACGAAAAAGGGGTGAGATTATCGAATTTTCAAGATTGAATGATATGGTACAGATATTGGTTACAGCAGATACGCTTGACGAGTTGACCGAGGCCTACTGGGCAGATGAAAGAAACATCAGGTGGTTTGACGGTTTTAAGGACTGGGTGATATATCACCTTTGTGGGTTTTGCGGGCAGACGGAATCAGAGGCCGAGGATACTTATGAAAAAATCTGTGATGCAGCGCCCAGTGACTACAGCTGATACACAAAGATACGGGCTGACCCGTGAGGGCGCCTCCGCCGAGAGCGGCGGGAAACAGTTATTCTTTTTCTTAATGGTTGGCGTCGCCGGCGCAAAACGGGCAAAGCAATCAGGCCCATCCACAGCACCGGCGGCCATTGGGGAGATAGTTCAGTTGGCAGAACAAACGGCGGTATCCAATCCGGCTGTACGGTCCCCGGTTCGAGTCCGGGTCTCCCCGCAAAACATCAACACCGAAACGAAATGAAGGAACGTGCGGAACAGATGGCGGGACGCGCCATAATGCAGCTCACCGAGGTGGCCATGCGCTACCTGGAGGATGTGGGACAGGTGCTCACTGAGATGGAGGCCACCCATGACGATGCCGAGCTGACGAAGTCGCTTGAATACCAGACGCTCCTTGCTGGCCACAGCGGCCTGCAGGAGATGATGGATCGAATGAACCAACAAATCAACAAAGATATATGAAAAGATTTATTGCGATAACTACAGAACAGCGTGGGAAGCTGGAGAAGATTTTCGGCTGCACCTCGCGCATGATTTCCTACGCGCTGTCGTTCCACGCCAGGAAGGGCAACACGGATCTTGCAAAAAGAATTCGCAAGGCCGCCTTCGAAATGGGTGCCCAGGTGACCGTTGTGACCACGGAGATGGAGAGCATGGTGGATTCGGAGGGGACGCTCCACCAAATATTCCCCAACGGAGCCCAGATCGAGCTGTACAAGGGCGACGGCAGGGGCGTGATTATATTCAAGGGGGAGATAGTCGCCGAATATGAGAACGTGAAAGTGAGGGAGATCGGGGCCATACAGCAGCGGGCGCAGTTGCTGTAAATATGTTGTGATTTGAACTGTGTCCGGAGATGGAAATTTACAGGAACAAAGTGTGTGTGACGTTTGAGGAACTGACCTCAGACCGCGACGGCGAGCCGGTTATGAAAGCCGGGTCGTTGAAAGTGATGCTGAGTAAGCATCCCGAGTTGCGAGCTTCAAGCGGTGGCGGCCTGGGACGTTACGTGCGCATCGACTTCTACCGTCTCCGCGACATCTACCGAGAGCGTTATATAGCTAAATACGGGGATCCGGCAGAAAAGATAAAGGAGATGAGGCTCCGGGAGCAGCTGAACCTGGAAATCGACTACGCCGCGCGTGCGTTCTATGAGGATTTCCGATACAACAAGCGCGGGGAAGAGGTCGGGCTTACCGACACGCTGATCGAGCGTTACACGGTGAACGCGTCGGTATTGAACCGGCTGATATCGGTGCTTGACGACAGGGCGATGTACCGCCGCGCCTGCAACGGGCCGTCATCCTCCCTGACAGAGACAGCCGGGGAACTGTACGAGCTGCTGCGCGAAGCCTACGGGCACACCCTCCCGGCCAACACCGACCGGCTGCGCAGGGTCATCTGCACCTACCGCAGGGAAGGGTACATGTCGCTTATCAGCGGCAAGATCGGCAACGACAACACCACCGTGATCACGGAGGATGCCGGACGATACATCGTGGCGTTGAAAAGGAGTTCCGACCCGGTCTATACCGACCGCCAGATTTTCGAGAAATACAACTGTGAGTGCAGGCGGAAAGGATGGAAGCCGCTGAAGAGCCTCAAATCGCTGAGCGGCTACCTGAAATCCCCGAACATAGAGCCGCTTTGGTATGACGCGGTGCACGGCGAGCTTGCGGCACATCAGCGCTACGGGCGCAAGAACAAGACGGAGATGCCGTCGATGCGCGATTCGCTGTGGTACGGCGACGGGACGAAGCTCAACCTGTACTACAGGGCATGGGTGGAAGGGAAAGGATGGGAGGCCCGCACCATGCAGGTCTACGAGGTCATGGACGCGTATTCCGAGGTGCTCCTGGGCTACCATATCTCGGAAAACGAGGACTACGAGGCGCAGTACCACGCCTACCGCATGGCAATCCAGGTGTCGGGGCACAAGCCCTACGAGCTGGTGCACGACAACCAAGGGGGCCACAAGAAGATCGGAGCGTTCCTTGACCGGCTCGTAAGCCGGGTGCACCGCCCCACGGCGCCTTACAGCGGCCAGTCAAAGACCATAGAAAGTGTTTTCGGCAGGTTCCAGGCACAGGTGCTGCACAAGGACTGGCGGTTTACAGGGCAGAATATCACAGCGAAAAAGGCCTCGAGCCGTGCAAACCTGGAACGTATCCGAGCCAATGCCGACAAACTCTATACGCTCGAGGAGCTGAAGGAGGCATATTCGAAAGCCAGGAAGGAATGGAACGAAGGGGTTCACCATGCCACCGGTGAAAGCCGTCTGTCGATGTACGAAGGGAGCATTAACCCTGAGACACAGGAAGTGACAGTTGCCGACATGGTAGACATGTTCTGGCTCACCACCGAGAAACCGTCGACCTATACGGACAACGGCCTCAACATCACGATCAAGCGCAAGAACTACCGTTACGAGGTCTACGATGAGGCGGGGATGCCCGACCACGAATTCCTCCGCAACAACCGCGGGCGCCGGTTCTATACCAAATACGACCCGTACGACCCGTGCTCGGTGCGCCTCTATACGATGGATGCCGACGGCGGGATGCGTTTCGTGAGGATAGCCCGCCCCTACTTCGTGATCCACCGCAACATCCAGGAACAGACCGAGGGGGAACGCGCGTTCATCTCCGCCAATATCAGGGCCAACGAGGCCGACCGCATACGCCGCCAGATCGAGGGGCGCGTCATCGAGCGCGAGCACGGCACATCCATGGAGCAGCAGGGGCTGCGGCGCCCGAAGATGGCGGGTCTTTCCGGGGCTGAGAAGGCGGAACGGGAAATCGAGCGCGAGGTGAGACGGCGCACCCGCAAATATGCCGCCGACCCGGAACAGCTTTCGCCGGGGCGCATCACCAAGGCGATAAGCAACATGGTGTTCGACCCGACGGACGGCGGCATACGGCTCGACGAACGGAAGGTGGCAGGCAAACTTTGACAATACGATATACAAAAAACGACAAAACGATTATGACACCCACAGAAAAACAGATGACGATTGATGCCTTAAGGGCATACGTGGAAAAATATCCGAGCCGGAACAAGGCCGCGGCAAGCCTGAAAGGGGTGTCACCGGCCACCCTGAGCGCCATACTCAATGGCAAACTCGGGATTGTAAGCGACGAGATGCTGCGCTCCATCAGGGAACAGGTTGCCCCGGCGGCTGCAGCATGCGGATGGCAGATTGTCGAGACAGGTGCGTTTCAGGAGATACGTGCCGCCATGAGAGACGCACAGGAATACAAGAAAGTGAGATGGATTGTCGGTGATGCCGGCTGTGGAAAGACCACCGCGGCAGCGGCCTACGCCAGCGAGAACCGCGAAGTTTTCACAGTGCTTTGCGACGAGGATATGCGGAAAAGCGACTTCGTGCGCGAGATTGCCCGGAGGGTCGGGCTGAAAAGCGCGGGCATGCGGATACGTGAGACCCTCGAGGCCGCCATAGGACGGATTCAGCAGATGGATGCCCCGCTGCTGGTTTTCGACGAAGGGGACAAACTCAACGACAATGTGTTCCACTATTTCATCAACCTCTACAACCATCTGGAGGGGAAATGCGGCATAGTGTTCATGTCGACCTCATACATCGAGCAGCGCATCGAGCACGGGGTGAATTCCAACCGCAAAGGTTACAACGAGATATATTCACGCATCGGCCGCCGCTTTTTCACCCTCGACCCCACAACCCCTATGGACGTTTCTGCCATTTGCCATGCCAACGGGCTTACCGACAACCGGCAGGTGTCGAACGTGATCATGGCCACCGAGAAGGAAGATTTCGACCTGCGGTGTGTCAAGGGTGCCATCCACCGGGAAAAGAAACTACGCGAGGCCGGGGCCTGAACGCCGTTCGAACGGCATTCAGGCGGCATTCAAAAACAATACAGCAGACAGAAATGGCAAGGGCATATTCAGTAAACGAGGCAATGAGCATGAAAAAGAAGACGATACCTTTCACAGGGGCGTGGGCCGACGCCTTCGGGAACCCCGAGCGCAAAGGCGTGTGGTTCGTATGGGGGCAATCGGGCAACGGCAAGACCAGCTTCATGATGCAGCTGAGCAAGGAGCTTTGCAAATTTGGCAAGGTGGCCTACAACAGCCTGGAGCAAGGAGTGAGCCTCAGCATGCAGCAGACGCTCGCACAGCACGGCATGATCGATGTCAACAGGCGGTTTGTACTGCTCAACCGCGAGCCTATAGCGGAACTGAGCGAACGTCTGGCGAAACCCAAAAGCGCCGATTTCGTGATAATCGACAGCTTCCAGTACACCCAGATGGGGATACGCGAATATATGGACTTCGTGGGCAGGCACCCCAACAAGCTTATAATATTCGTCAGCCAGGCCGACGGGCGCAACCCCGACGGCCGGACTGCGCGCAAGGCCATGTTTGACGCAGACCAGAAGATATTTGTAGAAGGATTCAAGGCTATGTCGAAAGGACGTTTTTTCGGCCCCGTCGGGAGCTATACCGTATGGGAAGAAGGGGCGGAAAGATACTGGGGCAGGAAGGCAGACCGATAAAAAAGATTCGATATGAGCAAAAGTAAGCAGATAATAGAGATTGAGCCGGACGGACGCATCCGCAAAGAGGGGTTCTGCTCCCGGCCAATGACCTGTCCTTACTGCAGAGGCAAAGGATGGTTCTACAGTGGGCAGCAGGATCCGGAGACAATACCTTGTCCCGACTGTGAGGGAACAGGCGAGGTCATCGCCTTGGTAACGATAGATTGGAAACCGAATAAAGAATAAAATTATGGCAAAGAAATTGACCGTTGTTGAGCTACAGGCGCTTGACGCACAGTGCTCCAACCTAACAGGGATACTTAGAACTGCTGTTGGCAGTCTTGATATGATGGCTACGACAGGATTAACACGAGAATTGGCTATGGTGAAGACTAAAATTGACGAGGCCACGATGTGGCTAAATAGATACCATGCTGAAGTATGTGTCGATTTGGCTAATAAAACTTGTCGATGAGATGAAACAGCAGGTAACTAACTTCGGGCGGTTCTATGCGGCACTGCGTGAGCTGAGCATAATCGGTGACCGTGACGAGGTGAAGGAGAGCCTCGTGTGGCAGTACACCGGGGGGCGCACCGGGAGCCTGCGGGAGATGACGCGGGTGGAATACGAGCGGTGCTGCCTCGGGCTCGAGCGCCGGAACGGCCGCCGGGAGCAGCTGCGGAAGGAACGGAGCGCCACCCTCAAGCTGATGCAGCGGATTGGTATCGACACCACCGACTGGGCGAGGGTGAACGCCTTCTGCCTCGACCGGCGGATTGCCGGAAAGGAGTTCGCCCGTATCGGGGCCGAGGAGCATCCCGACCTCCGCCGGAAGCTCCGCAGCATCGAGGGGAAAGGGGGCCTGGGGAAACACCCCGCTCCGGCAAAGCGCCGGGTGGTAATCATCCCGACGCACCCCGGCGGGGAGGCATAGAAAATCGATAATCACAAAACAGGTATTACTATGAGCAATACAGCGATGAGCGACGTGAAGCGCGAAATCAGACGGCTCACGTCGGGGTTGGAATCCCGGGATTACGCGAACTTTATGGAGGAGCTTGCCATGTGGGCGGCCGACGAAGCCGCAATGGCCGATTATCAGCCGGAGGCATACGGAAAGGAGGTGGAGGATGAGAAAGAGGAAGAATGACAGGCGAAGGGGGTTGCGCATCGCGCTATGGCTGCTGACACTGCCGATGTTTTTCATCGTCTCCATGGCAGGGAGCCTTTTAGAGGCCATGGGGCGGATGATCAACGAGGCGGTGGATGCGCTCGACAGCGCGATCAACGAATAGCGGATTTATCAACAATCAATAAAACAAAACAGTATGGAACAAGTGGAAATGACCGCCGAAGAGCGGAAGGAATTCGAGGCCTACAAGGCCGAAAAAGACAAAAGACGCCGCGAGCAGGAACGCAAGGAACAGCGCAGGCAGTATGCCGACATGGTGGACGAGGAGATCGCCACCACCATCCCGCAGCTCCGCGAGTTGAGCGAACAGATCAAACTGGTCAAGGAAACCATCTTCGGCAACTTCGAGGCAATCCTCAAGATGAAAACCGAGATTACCGGTGTGGCCCGTGACGACCAGAACAGCCACACGTTCACCAATTCCGACAGCACTCTGCGCGTCATCCTCGGGGTGAACACCATCGACGGCTACCGCGACACGGTGGAGGACGGCATCGCAATGGTAAAGGGCTATATCGAGAGCCTGGCCAAAGACGATGCGACCAAAGCCCTCGTCAATGCAGTGCTTCGTCTGTTGAGCCGCGACGGGCAGGGCAACATCAAGGCCAGCCGCGTGCTCCAGCTACGCAAGATGGCAGAGGACAGCGGCAACGAACAGTTCCTCGAGGGGGTGAAAATTATCGAGGAGGCTTACCAGCCCACCATCTCCAAGAAGTTCATCCGCGCCCAGTACAAAAACGACAAGGGTGCATGGTGTTACATTCCACTCGGCATGACCGATGTCGACTAAAAGAGAAAAGCCATGGAAAGGGATCTGACCAAACCTCCCAAAATAGCCATCTGCCAAAGGTGCAAAGGCACGGGGCGCATAAAAACCGGCGATTATTCCACATTCCCGACCTTCGGGACTTGCCCCCGGTGCGAGGGCAGCGGCAGGGTGACCGTGAGCTGCAGGATGACACTCGACATCCGGGCATACAGGCCGGGGAACAATGACTGACAAAAACTGGTGACAGGCAATGAATAAAAAGCGCGGCATGTCCTACAGGAAGCGCGTCGAGGGTATAAACAGGATATATGACCAATATGCCAAGACCGGCCTTAGCAACCGGGAGATATGGCGCAGATACATCTATCCGGTCTACTGCATCAGCGAGCGCACTTTCTACAACATCATGAACGCCACGGCAGGGTTTGAAAACCCGGTCGTGGCGTCCGACATGCCAAGCCTTTTTGATCTGCTTGATGACGAACCCGATAAAACTGATCATGAATGAGCGATATAAACGAACAGACACGCGCCATATTCAGAAGCATATTGCGCGACATACAGGTGGAACTTGGAGATGAGTTCGACCAGAATTTCGAGCGGCAGGCATTCTTCAGCCAGGCATGGGCGAGGCGCAAGAGCCCTACGCGTCCCGGCGGGCATATACTTGTTGACACAGGAGGACTCCGGCGGAGCGTGTGCAGCGAGATCAGGGAGAACAGCATAGTGTTCTGCTCAGAGCATCCTGCGGCGGCCATTCACAACGAAGGTGGCGAAATCAAAGTGACGACCAGAATGAAGCGCTACTTCTGGCACAAGTATTATTCCGCTACCGGCTCCTTCGGACGCCGAAAAGACGGCTCTCTACGGCAAAATAAAAAGAATAGCCAACTATCCTCCGAGGCCGATTTCTGGAAAGCGATGGCGCTCATGAAGGTCGGAAGTGCCATCAAGATACCGCAGCGCAAATTCCTCGGCACGTCGCCGGAAGTAGAAACAGCAGTCAGGCAGATCATCGAGGAGAACCTTACCGAGTACATCAACAATATAGACTTCAATATAAGATGAGAGAAGAATTATACCGCAAACTTAAAACCCGGCTTGAAGCGCTGTGCGTGAATGCTGCCGGAGAGTATTATGAACGCCCGGATGAGGCAGACATGGATGACGAACTGTATCCCCGTGCGATCAAGCACATCGACCTCTGGAACCACAATGTAGAGTTCCTCGAGCAGGAGGCTCCATGGCCACGCCCGGCAGTGTTCATAGAATTTGTGCCCTTTAAGTGGCTCGCGATAGTCCCCGGGGTGGAATACCGCGCCGAGCCTTTGATAAACCTTCACGTTGTTACTGACTGGACGAATCAGGATGCCGGTATATCACAGTTCCGGCTGCTCGACAAGATCCACGGGCTGCTGGCCTGTCTTTCGGGAGAGACCTTTATGGAATTCGACATCGACAGTTCCGCAACCAACCACAACCATGAAGAGATAGTGGAAAATATAGAGACATACAGGTGCACCGCCATCAGAAGACTCACACAGTCATGAAACGGCTGTTGACGAACCTATGATATTACGGGGGCCACTGCGGTGTTCAGAATTCAAGGCCGATACCGCCTGTCAGGGTATAGCGCGTGGCACCAAGATTTATTATCAGGCTGCGGTGATTGACGACCAGTGTGGCACCATAATCAAATTTATATTTGATCTCTGTCGAGACCTTGTTATATACCTGGTCTGTATCACTGAACGTGTAATCATATCCGTCGGTGGTTACTTCTCCGACACCTGTCATGCCCAGCACGGGGATTATACGGAATGCCTTCACAATCGGGACCTGGTATCCGACATGGAACATGGCAGAAGCCTTTTCCTTCCACGCCCCTACACGCCGGTCATGTTCGTGTGAGGATCCAAGCCCCCCGACTTCGACATGGAATCCACGTACGGTCGCCCCCAGCCCATAAATCCCTGTCTTTTTCTCAGGGCTGTACCCGCCGTTTATCGAAATGTTCCATTTGCGGTTCACTTCACTAAACGGGAACCAATCCGTTGCGGTGGCAGACATTACGCATAAAAAAGCTGTTAACAGCAGCAATGATTTTTTCATAACGGTATAAGATTAGTTTATTCCTGATAAAGGTACGACAATCCGTGAATAAAATTACGGCTCTTTCAAAAAAAGGTTCTCATATTTTTGGATTATGTGAATTATCCGTATCTTTGCGATAACGATTCCGTAGCTAATGACTACCGATTCGTTGTCTGCGGGGGCTGGCCATTGGTCAGCCGTCCGTCTTTTTATATAGAAGCCTTATTAGACCGCTTCTTTCACGTAGCCAAACTTCGTCAATATGAATTCCGATGTTGATACGGTTCTGTATGCTGCGAAGCATAAATCGATCGGTTAATTCAGGGCAGTCAATAATAAGGCGGGAACTTTGCTTCAATCCGTGGTTCATCATATTATTGAACGCACGTTTTGGGTTATCGGTGGTAAAACCTTCATGCTCGTACCAGTAATCGCCTATTTTTAGGTCGGGACACTTGCCGTCATAACGGGTTCCGCGTAGCGAGCCGTACACACAGTCGTATTCAAACCTTGCAGGGCGAGTCATTTTGGGAGTTAGAACAACCCTTGCGCCATCGGCGGCAAAATGCCGTGCGACAGACAGTAGCCGATCATAATCCCCGTCAGTACGATCGACAAGGTGACTTATCTCGATTGTGCCTTTGCCGTGCTTTATCACTTCGCCGCGTAGCTGTTCACATTGGTGAACGAGGGTACATGCCTGGCACACCTCGTTATCCGGCACAAACGCCAGTTTGCGGCCTTTGCCACCTTTGGCAATCGGGCATGTGGAGCAGCGGCGGATGGTGTAGGGATTGTAGTCCGGGACAGACTTCCCCTCGATGCCGGGGTTGAAGCGGAACATCCCCTTGGTGTCGCGCTGCAGGGCCTCGTCGCCAAGGCGCATCGCCTCGTCATGGGAAGTTTCAGGATACTTTGATTTGCGCACCTGAACGATGGTGCAGCGGCAGTTCCAACCGTTCGGCGGGTAGAATTCCTCCCAGAATGAATCGGATGGCGGCAGGGTCACACGGTCGAGTGCGGCATGTTCCGGGCGCACCTTGTCATCGCGCTGTGTACGGTACTGGAGGTTATATCGGTCGCCGTCGCGCATGAACTGCTCCCACTTGCCGGCCATCTCCGCAGACGCGGCCACAAAGTTATATTCCGCCCGGAGATAGTTGGCATTATAGGTTTGGTCGATGCTTCGGACATCGTTCAAAAACCGTTCGAACGGCTTTCTATTGCCGTTCTCGTCGAGCAGCGACGGGAATGCCTCGTGCAGCTCATGAAACGCCTTCATGCCGGAGAAAATATAATTCGACCGGGTGAGACGCCGGCGCATGGCATCCGACATCTCCACCTTCTGAAATGCCGAGTCGAGAGCCGAGGCATGGGTGCCAATAAACTCCTGCACAGCCGGGTCGGCTACAAGCTCGACACGGAACTGCGCCCCATCCTCTTTGAAAAGCGACTTCATCATGCCGTAGAACAGCGAGGACAGACGCCTGCGCAAATCATCGCCGGGACCGGCAAGGTTCTCTATGACCACCCCATCGAGCAAGGAGGTATAGCGTCTGTGCAGCCCCTCGTAGTCAGAGGGGCTCAGTCGAAAAAATGTTTTTTCCCCTCCTTGTCATTATCATTTTCCTTGTCCTTGCTATTTTCAGCCGGGGGCAGAGCCATGGGATTGCGTCGAGGGCCGACCGGCATATTGTACTTGTCGGCGAAATACGACGGGGCGACCTCGTAGCGGTCGGCAATCATAGTCTCGTATGCCACCTGCTGCTCCGGGGTGTAGTCCATTGTGTCGTCCCACTCGAAGCGCAGTCCCTTGACCGGGAAGCCGTGCAAGACCATAATGGGGATAAGCTGGTTGTTTATGATGTCGCGCAGGAAGTCGCGGTCAGACTCCACAAGATTCATGAACACCTCGAGGTGGGTCTGCGACTGGGAGAGTGACGAGCCGTCCTCGATGGTCATGGTCTGGCCTATCACCAGTTTTGACAATTCAGAGTTGGCGCGGTCTATGCGTTTGTCGTAGACATTGAAGGCATCCCCCTTGCCGGATTCCACGAACTGAATCTCCGTTTCCATGCCGGCAACCATGCCCTGGTTGGCTCCGCCGTTGTAGATCATGTCCTGCAGACGCTTGAACTCATTGGGGTCGCGGGTCGATGTGCGGGCTATTCGCCACGGCATGCCGAATATTTCCGCGAAACAATCCCAGAACGTCATCGCGTGCTTTTTGGGGATGGTATGGAGTGCGGCCTTCAGCAGCAACCCGAGGTCATCCGGGCGCCCGGCCTCGATAAGCCAGTCGCGCCAGGGACGTTCCCGGAACTCGATGCCGGTTTCCCAGTTCATGCCCACGCGCTGCACCACTCGGCCCTTTTCAGGAATTACATGCTTGCGTGGTATGAGCGACACGCCGGAGAAAGCCGGGTGGCCGTCGCCGTCGGTAATGACATCGCCAAGCTCGATGAGCGAGTGGCCGTACCATATCGACTCCAGACAGAGCCGGCACAAGTCCTTGAACCAGGACTGGTCGAACAGGTGTCCTGCGGCATCGTCCTGGTCGCCGTTCTCATTGACGAGTTTGAACGAGCGCGACATAACGAACCCCACGCGCTGCTGTATGCAGCCCGAAAGATGCGAGTCGGTCATGGCATCGCGGTAGATGTCGTACAGCTTCTGCCGGGACGGATGGCGCGGATCAATCGCGCTCTGCCACGCCCGGCGCCAGTCCTCGATGTCGTTCTTTGAGAAAAACTCCGCGTAGCGGTGCAGCTCCAGGATGACGGAGGTCTGCTTTTGTATCCTGCCTTTGGCTTCCTTCTGCGCCCGGCTGAGTTTCGGTCTGTTCTGTCTGCGGCCCATAATCACCAGTCGTGTCTAAGTTTGGGAAATGAATAATAGGAGGTGCCGAAGCCGGGGCTGTCGTCATCAGATCCGGCAAGAGGTAGGTCAGGGACGATTTTGCCTGCCTGTACACCCTCAAGCCATTTTATGGCACGCTCATATCGCTCCTTGCGGATTTCGCTACCCATCTTCTGCGGCTGCGAAGCTGTGAGGTGATAAAGCACAATGTCGGCGGTGTACATCACTATAAGCCTGTTGCGGTCATTGCCTGTTGCTGCGAAAATGGCCGCGGTGTCATATACAGGGCGAAGATATCCTGATATTTCCTCAATGGCCTCTGCCTCGGCATTGGCTATATTTTCAGGTGATGACTGCGACACGACTTTCAAGGCCGCATCACCAATCACCACTTTGTAATCTTCGGTATCTATAAACATATTACCACATATTTTTAGGCGAGCGACGGGGAATCGCCACCGGTTTGAAAACTTCCTGACGAGTGCTGCGCTGCAGATACCAGATAGCACCCTCGTCGGCATCCGGCGCGTCATCATGCACGCGGGAGCCTCGCTCGAGAGCCAGGGTCTGCTCGATGCCGACCTCCATGTCAGGGGACTCTTTCAGAGCCTCGTTGTAAAATACGAAGCCACGCTCCCACAGCGGCGACACCGCTTCGATGCGCTGCACCTTTTCCGGCTTCTTTCTGGTGTCCGGCAGTATGGGCAACTGGTACCCACGGATATTTCCCTCGGCGGCGAACTCGTCGAGGATGATGTCCTGCATGAAATTGGCCTCCATGAAGAAGGATATTGCCACACGGTCACGTGTGCGCTCATAGAGGTCATAGAGCCAGCGTACCATTCCGGACACTGTGTCCTGGCGGACGTAGCAGTCAATGAGGTGCAGTTCTGTCCCGATCTTGCCCCACAGTCGGCAAGCCTTGTAGTCGTTTGCCGTTGTCGATTTGAACGACGGGTCGGTATAACACACGAGCATCTCGTACTTTTCGAGTTTCGGTATACGCTTGAAGCGTATCCACTCATGCCGGAATATGGAGCCGTCATTGATGGGATTGTGCATCATCTCCTTTTCCCAAGCACGGTATCCCATGAAATCCCTGACAGCCTGCGCCTCCTCCTTAGTCCACTTCTCAACCCACACCGGGTTGCCGTCACGGTCGACAGCCTTTATCTCGGACACATGCACACCCTTTGAAGCGGCGATATTGGCAAGCACCGATTTTTTAGAAATAAGGTTGCCTACCATGATAAAGCGGCCACGGCCAACATCGAGTGCACCGAATAGAGCCTCCTTGACCCAGTCTGTGAGCTCCTTGACGCGCTTTTCATTGCGGCAGAGCTCGTCATCGTCAAGGTCGTCGATCACAATATAGTCAGGACGGGCCTCACGGTCGCGGAGGCCGCGCGGCGACTGTCCGCGACCCACGGCGAGGAATTTTGCCCCGCCTTTGGTCTTGAACTCCCCCTGCAGCCATAAGCCGAGGTTTTTCTGTTCACCAAAATCAGCGATGAGCTTCTGGTTGTATTCCAGTTCCGCCTGAAGGTCGCCGAGCAGACGGTTGGCGCTGTCCTCAGACTTGCCGACAGTGACCATAAAATTGATAAGCCTCTTCGGCTGGAAAATCAGCCAAAGGGGAATGAACACTCCGATGTGGGTGGATTTGGCGTGGCCGCGCGGCCATTTGAACACCGCCTTCAGATTTGGCGTGTTCTTTATCGTGAGCGCCGCTTTGGTATGGAACGGCGCATTGTGTATCACTCTGATAACCTCCCCGGTGGTCTTGTCGCGCAGGGTGAGGTAGTGTGCGAAATAATATTCGCAGAATTCGTCATAATTGGAGAGCAGCCGTTTGATGCGACGCTCCTTCTCGACAGGCGACTCCTTTACGATAGACAGGGACGCCGCCGTCATGGCCTGGACTTCGCGGCAGTGTTCCTTCCACTGCGCGAATGCCTCCTTCTGTTCCTTTGTAAGTTTAGTCGCCATGGTAAACGAGTGCTCCCTTGTTGAATGACTCGATGAGGAATCCGTCCTGCAGCTTGTTTACCTTCTTGATGAACTCGATAGTTACCTCCGGGTCTGTCTTAGCGCGGAATTCAAGATATTTGGAGAAAGCAGTGAACACCTCTATGGCGGCCACGACATTGGCCTGTGACTTGTCGAGCTTGTCGATGGCGGCGGTCAGCTTCGAGAGCTTGTCGCCGAGGCTGTCTATAAGGGCGAGGTCGCCGGATTCGTTGACCTTGTCGAGCAGCGTATTCGTTGCCAGGAGCAGTTTCTTTATAAGCTCCGGGCGCGTGATGGTCTTTGCCGCACGGGTAGCCTTCCATCCGTCAGCGGCACACCATTTGGATATGGTGACTCTTGACACGCCAAGCATCTCGGCGATTTCGGTCTGCTCCTTCCCCGAAAGATACAGGGTGCGCGCCAGGTCTCTCTTTTTTTCAAGTTCAGCTTTTGTCATACGGGGATGTGATAATAATTTGAGGCAAAATTGGCTTAAAATCCCCCGTCATCAAAAAAAGTGTGCAACCATTGCATAAAAGTGTGCAACCATTGCACACTTTTTTGGAGGCAAGCGGTTTATAGTCCACTTTTGCACCGTAATCGTCCTCGGGACGCTTTGCACCTTGGAAAAATTTCAATCGCAAAGAAAATCATTATCGCACAGACATGGGCAACAGAGTAAGACTGACAAACGACACGCTCAACAGCTACGGGTACCGCGTCCTGACCGATGGCGTGGACATCACCCAGTATGAGCGCAACCCCATTCTCCTTTACATGCACAACCGCGGCAAGGCCATCGGACTCATAAAGGACATAAAGAAAGAGAACGGCGAGATCACCGGCGAGCTCGCATTCGACGAGGCCACCGAGCTTTCCACCCAGTGCAAGAAGCAGTGGGACTTCGGCTCGCTCCGCATGGTGAGCATCGGCTTCGAGGTGATAGAAACAAGCGAAGCCGCGGAGCTTATCGTGCCGGGGCAGCGCTATGCGACAGTGACAAAGGCGCGCCTTATCGAAGTGTCGCTTGTCGACATCGGGGCCAACAACGATGCCATACGGCTCCACAAGGACGGACAGTTAATAACGCTGAGCGAGGGTGGTGACTGCCCCCTTCCGAGGCTGAATCATAAACCAACCAACAACCAACCGCAAATGGACATAAAGACACTCGCCCTGACACTGGGCTTGCCGGAAACGGCAGACGAGGCGGCCGTCAACGCGAAACTCGCGGAACTCAAAACCGCCAACGACGATGTGGAGAACATCCGTAGGGAAAACGAGCAGCTCAAACTATCGCAGGTCACAGCCGCCGTCGATGCGGCCATCGCTGCCAAAAAGATTCCGGCGGAGAAGAAGCAGCATTTCCTCGACCTCGGCAAGTCTGTGGGTATCGAAACCCTCAACGCCACCCTCGACGCCATCACTCCGGCCCCGAAACTCAGCGGCACACTTCAGACCGAACCCGCCGGGGACGACCTCCCCAAGAAAGGCCCGTGGGAACTCCGCATGGACGAAATCCGCACAAAACTCAATAAGTAACAATACCAACCCCATACAGATATGGCAATCAGAGTAGACAACACCAATTACAACGGCGAGGTACTTGAGAGAATCCTCACCGTCGCCACCACGAGCAACGAGCTTGTGGAAAAGGGCCTCATCCATGTTATCCCCGGCGTGGAGAAAAAGATCGGCATCCCCCGTCTTAAGACAGGGCGCATGCTCCAGAAACGCAAGGAGAACCCCGTCATCGAGGACAGCAAGGGTGACTTCAACTGGTCGGAGCAGACCCTCGAGCCCCACGACTTCATGGCCTTCACCCTGTTCAACCCCCGCGCTTTCGAGCAGATCTGGCGTAAGTGGCAGTCCAAGGGAAACCTCGTGTTCGCCCAACTTCCCCCGGAGGCGCAGAACGCGCTTCTCGACGCACTGTCCAAGCAGGTGCAGTTCGAGCTCGGCGACCACTACGTCAATGGCGAATACGTCGATGGCGAGGATGACACCAAGCTCATGAACGGTATCCTCACCCAGGCTGCCAAAGCCGCCGACTACAAGTGGGTCGACGTATCGAAGGCTGACACCATGCTGAAGAAGCTCAAAGCGGTCCGTGCAGGAATCCCCAAAGCCATGCGCTCCAACCCCTCGTTGCGTATCATCATGAGCGTCGAGGATTTCGACAAGTATGACGACGAGCTGACCGAACGCGAGGCCAAGAACGCCAACGAAACAGAGGTCAACCGCAAGCGCTACAAGGGCATCACCATCGAAACCGTGGCTGCGTGGCCCGAGGGTGTCATCGTCGCCACTCTTTGCTCGCCGGATGCCGATGGCAACTTCTTCGCCGCAGTCAACCTTCAGAATGACGAAAGCGTCATCCAGATCGACAAATACGCACCGGCTTCGGAACTCTACTTCTGCAAGATTCTCATGAAGGCTGATACCAACATCGCCTTCGGGGAAGAGATCATCGTCGCCGACTTCCGCGCCACTCCCAAGTTCACCAAAAAGGAGGCTCCCACTGAATAAGCTATGGCCCGGTTGAAATATCTTGTACTGCACTGCACAGCGACACCCGAGGGGCGCGAGGTGACAGCCGCTGACATCAGGCGGATGCACCTTAGCCCGGTGTCGGCTGGCGGCAGGGGGTGGAAGCAGGTCGGCTATACCGACATTATTCACCTTGACGGCACCATCGAGCGGCTTGTCGACAACAACGAGGACGCCAATGTCGATCCTTGGGAGGTCACCAATGGAGCCAAAGGCTACAACTCCGTCAGCCGTCATGTCGTCTATGCCGGCGGCTGTGACAGGTCGATGAACCCCAAAGACACCCGGACTCCGGCACAGCGCAAGGCTATGGAGGCGTATGTGAAGGACTTTCACCGCCGCTTCCCCGATGTGCGTATCATAGGACATAACGAGGTCGCAGCCAAAGCCTGTCCGAGCTTCGACGTTCAAAAATGGCTCAAGTCAATCGGTATAAACCAGTAACAACCCAGTAAACCAATCACAACGATGTCCTCCAGCGAAATCCTCAACATACTTCTCGGCACCGGCCTTATGGGACTTGTGGTGGCAGTTGCCACCATGAAAGCCACCGTGCGCAAGGCCAACGCCGATGCGGAGAAAGCGAGAGCTGAAGCTGAAACCGTGCGCATCACCAACACTGAGAACGCGACCCGGATTCTGGTGGAGAACATCGTCAAACCCTTAAAAGAGGAACTTAATGCCACACGAACAGATCTGCAGGCCACCAAAAAGGAGATGGCCTCTACCAAGAGAGAAATGGCCCGGTTACGCAAGGCTGTCGAGGCTGCTACCGGTTGTCGTCATGCTGACTATTGCCCTGTGCTTTTCAAGCTGCGCGACAACCAAAAAGACGCAGACCCAGCAGGAGCAGACATCTTCGACTTACGCGAAGAGCGACACGACTGCGGCAGTGACCAGGGTGATAACGACGCAGACGGTTCCCGAGAGCCAGGTACACATGGCGATATCCGTGGACAGCCTCCTTAAACTGCCGGAGGGAGCGGCCTACCGTGAAAACAAAGACCGGGCGCACGTAGAGGCTACCCATCATGACGGCATAATCTATATCACCGGCACATGCGACAGCCTGCAACGCCAGGTGGAATATTACGAGGCACTCTATCACAATGCACGTGATGCACTGGAAAATTACCGCGAGTCGGTCATCGAGGAACGTGCGTCTCGGAAATCCCCCTTTAGCATATACATGAGCGGGGTTGCCTGTGGCATTATCCTCACAGTAGCAATAATCGGTTTTATCAAACAATCAAAATAACACAAGAATGAACAGTAACTTCATGTACGGCCTCGGCGCCGTAAAATATAAGGGTGCCGAAGTCGGCTACATCGCCAAAAACTCGTTTGACTTCGGCGGCAAAAAGCCAGAGGCGGCCAAGATTGAGGCCGAACAGGTTCCCGGTGCCCCCGTGCTTGTAATAGCACAGACCAACGGGACTATTGCACCCAAGTTTGATATGATTCAGCTTAATTTCGAGAGCCTGAAGCAACTGCTTGGCGGAACTCTTCATTATTCAGACGGTGCCCAGACCACTGTTGTCGGCTGGACTGCGCCGACTGATGCCGTCACCCTTTCCGGGCCGTGGGAACTCAAACTGGTATCGGGGCAGAGCGTGCTGATCCCCAATGCTACGCTGCTTTCAAATCTCGGGGGCAAGCTGACCCTTACCGAGACATCGAAAATCGAGTGCGAGCTGGAACTGTCGGCACCCGCGGAAAAAGGGGTACCCCCCTACGGTGTGTTCGATTCGTCGGCAATGCCGACCGAATGGACGGATGGAGACAGGTTCTCCCTGCCGAAACAAAAAGATGCCGCCTCAGCACAGGAAGGCTAATATCCGTACACCATGGATGACTTCAAAAGAAGGGCGATAGAACGGGAAGCGGCAGACGCGCTTCTGGATACGGGGGTCTCAATCCCGCTGAAGGAGCTGCGGCTGCCGTTCCTCCGTCGCGGCATCACACTGCGCGTGACATTGCGACGTCCGCGCCTTTCCGGCCAGATAAGGTTTGCCCGGATATATCTTGAGACCGGGATGGATGCCGGCAGCGTGGACAGGCTTGACCAACGCGGGCAGATGGCCTTCATGGCAGAACACGGGGTGCGTATCAGCGAGATGGTGGCATGTGCGTTATGCGTTGGATCCGTCAGGGAACACTTCATAAGACCCGTGGCATGGCTGCTGCGGCACTGCGTGGAACACCGATATCTTCTTGGTGCCGCCGATGCCTTCGCCGGGATGATGGGCACCGGCCCTTTTATGAGTATTATCAGATTGGCGGAGCGGACAAACCCGCTGAAGCCGAGGCTGAGCCAAATTCCGGAGGGGAGTTAACAGGCCGTTGGGAAGGCTCCCATAGCCCCTTCGGGTTCATCTGGCAGGTGGCGCAGGCCACAGGATGGAGTGTGCACCACATACTGCACGAGGTGAACTACCAGACATTAATCATGATGCTTAGCGATGCCCCGCGTTATGTTGCCGGGAAGTCCGGAGGCGACAGCAGGTTTTCCGGGCTGAGCGCAGAGGCCGAGGCGGCGGAAGTCGCCGGCATCTTCCAAAGTAACCTGAAAGGATGAAACCAGTAGAAATAGAGATTCTTATGCGTGACAGACTGACACCCGGCCTGAAAAAAGCCGGGCAGTCAGTCCGTGACCTTGCATCAGATGCCAAGGCTGCCTATGAGGAGGTCAAAACCTCGATGCAGGCGCAGAAACAGCATGTGGCTTCTCTAGAGAAGGAGGTTGTCAGGCTGGAGAAGGCATTCAAAAATGCCGCCCCTGGGACAGAATGGTTTGAGGCGCGAAGCAGGCTGGAATCAATAAAGGCCGAACTGGTCGAGGAGCGTGACGCACTGGAAGGGCTGATCGCCCGCGAGCGCGAGCTTGGGGAGGCCGCCGCTGCAGGGCACGACGAGGCCGCCGGAGCGGCACAGGGGCATGACACCATACTTGTCAAACTCCTGGGGGGACAGGAAAAGTACAAAACCATAATGGAGGGGATGCCGGGGCCTTTGCGTGCGGCAGCCTCAGGCATCAACGGCATGACCGGGGCGGCGCGTGCGTTTATCGCCACTCCCCTCGGGGCTATAATCGCTGCCATAGTGCTCGCGCTGCAGGCTCTATCCGCCTGGTTCTCCTCCTCGGCCGAGGGGCAGATGGAATTCGCCCGCATAAGCGGCTACCTGGGCGGTATCCTCGGACAGCTTAACGAGGTTGTGATGGCCGTCGGCAGAGCTATCTACAAGGCATTTACCGATCCCAAGCAGGCCGTCTCCGACTTATGGGAGGCCATCAAGGAGAATATTGTCAACCGTCTAGAAGGGGTTGCCGGAATAGTGACAAATTTCGGGAAAGGTTTGTGGAATGCCCTTAACCTGGATTTCGATGCCGCGGGTGAATCCTTCAGACAGATGGGTAGCGATATACTTAAGGCTGCCTCGGGGGTCGATGATATTGCAGGCAAGGCCAGAGACCTGGCATTGAATGCACATGAGGCGGCAAAAGCCACCGCGGATATCAAGGCCGGGGAGGTGCAGCTGCACCGTGACCGTCGTCAGTGGGGTGTCGAGAGGGAGCGAATGGAGACACGGATCTCCGATTTGCGCCTCAAGGCCCAGCGCGGGGATGCCGCGGCCAACCGGGAGGCGGAACGCCTGATCCGTGAGAAATACAACCGGGAGATGTCGTACCAACAGCGCGAACTCGATCTTATCCGGCAGAAGAATGCCCTCACCACCAACACCGACGAGGACTATGACCGTGAGGCTGAAGCCCAGAGAAAGCTGATTGCTCTTGAAAAAGAACGCAACCAGGAACTCAGCTTTTTCAACCGCAAGGATTTCACCTTGGGCAACCGGTCGGAGACCGTGGCGCAGCGTCAGCGCAATATACAGACCAAGCTTGGACAAGAGCTTGCCGAGCTGCAGAGGCGCAACGATGCCGGAGCCATCGAAGCCATGGAAGAGGGAACGGCGAAAAAACTTCGCCAGATCGAGAACGATTATGCCAGGCGAAAGAACGAGATTGCGAAACAGGAGGCATCATGGCGCAAGGACAACAAGGCCGCAGGCCGGGGGGAGGCATTGGATACCGAACAACGCGCCGCTTTGGATGAGGCCTCCGAGCTTAACGAACGCCTGCGGCAGAAGGCCGTCGGCGAGGTCTATCAGGCGGAATTTGACGCTATGCGCGACAATATCCGGCAATACGGGGATTACCAGCAACAGAAACTTGCGATAGCATCGGAATATGCCGAAAAGATCCGCAAGGCATCCACCGAGGGGGAACGCCGGTCGCTTGAGCGGGAACGTGACAGTACACTGGCATCCGTCACCACCGCAGAGCTCAAAAGTAATATCGACTGGCAGGTGGTTTTCGGGGAATTCGGCGGCATGTTCCGGGACGTGATCACTCCAGTCCTGGCTGATGCGAAGGCCTATATGGATACCGACGAATTCAGGAATGCCGACCACGATAGCCAGCGCACACTTATAGAGGCTGTAAGGCAGATGGAAACATCGGCCGGGGTAGCTTCCCCGGTAAGTTTCGGACAGCTCGGTGCCGATATAGATGCCTACAAACTGAGTATGGATTCCCTGCGCGAGGCTCAGGAAAAATACCGGGATGACTACTCGCTGCTCATGCGGGCTCAAGGAGAATATAAATCGGCCATGCAGCAGGGTACCCCACTGCAACAGGCTGCAGCCAAGGCCGCCTTTGATGCAGCCAAGGCAAACGCCGAGGCATCGGCCGAGAACGTAAGGACGATGAAGGAGGGTGCCGCCGAGGCAAAAAGCACGGTAATCACCACGGCGACGACATTGAAATCCGGGATGGAGGGGGTGCTTGGCGGCCTTCAGAAAATGTCGTCAGGCAGCGCCTCGGGAACATTCGAAGGGATGAAGGAACTGGGGAAAAGCGCCTCCAAACTTAGTGGCGATCTCGGCAAGTCGTTCGGTAAGTTCGCCGACAAACTGGAGAATGTGCCGGTAGTGGGCTGGATCGCCGGCCTGCTCGATGTATTCAAAGACGGTCTGTCGGATTTTATGACCGGTCTGATAGATGCTGTAATCGGGGCTGCCGGCAATATCCTTTCAGATGTCATGAGCGGCGATTTTGTGATACAGACCGGAAAGTCACTGATTTCAGGTGTCGGTAAGATTTTTGATACGCTTACATTCGGTGGATTTTCATCATGGTTCGGCGATAAAGGCAACAGTGCGGAGGTAAACGCCTCCATTGACCGACTTACGGAAAAGAACACAGAACTGCAAGCGTCAATCGAGGGTCTTACCGCCGAAATAAAAGCCGGACGCGGCATGAAAAGCGTGGATGCCTATGAGAAAGCATACCGCCAGCAGCAAAGGGTAAACAGCAACTATCTGGAGATGGCCATGCAGCAGGCCGGCTACCACAGTGCCAACCACAGCTGGGCGGCCACACACCGGAAATTCTCATACGACGAAATCAGGGATATCAGTGAACTTATAGGCAGGAGCTTCAATGGCGACATATTCTCACTGTCGCCTGAGGAGATGCGCAAGTTCCGCGACAAAATGCCTAATCTGTGGCGTGATTTCTTCTATTCAGGTGATTCTGACAACTATGCCGACCGCGTGCTTGAAAAGCTTAACGACTATATGGCACAAGCAGGCAAGCTCGGAGAACTTTCCGACAGTCTTCGGGAGGCAATGACCGGGATGACCTTCGACAATATGTACAGCGACTTCGTGAACAAGCTGTCGGATATGGAATTCGCTGCCGAGGGCGCTGCGGAAAACGTGTCAGGGATGTTCTACAAGGCCATGCTTTCGAACCGTATGGGCGAACTTTACTATGACCGCCTGCAGGAATGGTATCGGAAATGGGGGGATTCGATGAAGGACGGGATGACCGAGGGTGAGATGTCACAGTTGCGGGATGAGTACCGGCAGATTGTTGAAGATGCCGTACGGGAACGTGATGCGATAGCGGCTGTGACTGGCTACGACCAGGTCGCTGCCGGTAGCGGCACGAGCCAGGGAGGAGCCAAGGCCGGGGGATTTATGACAATGACACAAGACCAGGGAACCAGGCTCGACGGTATGTTCACCAGCGGGCTTCGGCACTGGAGCAACATGGATGCCGGAATCGAGGATGTTGCCTCACGCATGGCTACGGCCGAAGGGCATCTTGCGAAAATAGAGGACAACACATCCCGAAGTGCCAAAGAGCTTGAGGCAGTCCGGGAAATTCTTGAAAGGCTCGAACGTGACGGTATAAAAGTTTGACAACAACATGGATAACAATATGGGAAATATACTCGGCGGCCTGACCATTATAAACGGGCGTGATATATGGGAGGATTTCGGGGCTTTCCTGACGGAGGAGAAGCGCGGGGGGATGGAGAACCTGTCGGCGCTGCTCACGCCGAGCCGCGGCAAAAAGGATACGGCGGTATCTATGCGCGAGGAACACGGGGAGCGCTACAGCGCGACACTCACTCCGGCGAACGAGCCGCGTGATGTGGAACTGCGTTTCGCAATCTACAACCCGACGCGTGCCGGATGGATCAGAGCCTACATGGGCTTCGTGCAATTCCTCAAGAAAGGGAACGACGGGTGGCTGGATATGGAATTCCCGCAGCTTGAACTGAGGCTGCGGGTGAAGTACACCGACTGTGGCAAGCTCTCCCCGCTGACATATCTGTGGCGCGAAGGGGTGCAGGCGGCACGGTTCAGGGTCAAGTTCCGGGAGCCGGTGCCGATAATCTGACCGGCATTCGTAAGGCGTTCGACCACCATTCAAACGATATTAGAAAACAACAAGGATATGGGAATCAAGATATACGGACGGGACGGCTCCCTGAGGGGGACTGTAGCCCCGGATGACAACAGCACGCAGCAGCACGGCGTGCAGGCCGACAACGTGCTATCGCTCACGTTCACCCATTACGGGTTCCTGGGCTTCGAGACCGGCGACTATGCCGATTTTTTCGGTTCAAGGTACTGGCTCATGGATGTCCCCGCCCCGGAGCAGGTGAGCGACGGGGAATGGAAGTATTCGCTGCGCCTGTACGGCATCGAAAGCCTGATAAAACGTTTCCTGGTACTGGAAACCACCGACGGCGACACCGAACCGGTGTTCACGCTGACGGCACCGGCACGTGAGCATGTCGCCATGGTCGTAGGCTGTATAAACGCCGCAATGGGAGGCAGCGACTGGAAGGTCGGACGTGTCGATGGTACCGGGCTGATCACAATCGATTATCGCGGGATGATGTGTGATGCCGCACTCGCCGAAATCGCCCGGAAGGTCGGGGAACGCGCCGAATGGTGGGCCGAGGGGCAGACCGTCAATATCTGCAGGTGTGAGCACGGGGAGGCCGTGCGTCTCGGCTACCGTGCCGGCCTTAAAGGGATTGCCCCTGTGAAGGGTGACACGTCCGGGTTCTTCACAAGGCTATTCCCGGTGGGTAGCACGCGCAATATCGACCCCTCGCGTTACGGCCACAGCCGTCTGATGCTTCCCGGCGGGGAGAAATATGTGGATACCGGCACCGCTGTCTACGGTGTGTATGACCATTTCGAGGAGGATGCCTTCAGCGGCATATATCCGCGCCGGACGGGGTGCGTGAGCTACGTCAGAAGCGAAGAGCGTAAGGACGATAGCGGAAATCCCTACACTGTGTATTATTTCAAGGATGAAGGGATGGGGTTTGACCCCAATGCCTACGAGTTGCCGGGGGAGACCAAGCGTGTGTCTTTTCAGGACGGAGACCTCGAGGGTCTCGGGACTGGCGACGACCACTACTTCGAGGTGGATTACAACAGCAAGACCGGCGAATTCGAGATAAAGAACCTTTGGAACGGAGAACAACAGCAGCCTGGTGACGGGCTTGTACCCCATGTCGGGGATCATTACATCCTTTGGAACATAAGGATGCCGGACGAATACTACCCAATGGCGGAGGCGGAACTGGCGGAGGCCGTGGAACAGTATATCGAGGACAGTTGGGCGGATGTGACGGTCTACAAAGGCACTACCGACCATGTATGGCTCGAGGAGGCCGGTATCGACCTGGCCGTCGGGCGTCGCGTGCGCCTGGAGAGCAGCCGGTATTTCCCGGGGCAAGGGTTCCGCGACAGCCGCATAACCAGGATGACCCGTAAGGTCAACAACCCTTACTGGATAGACCTTGAGATAAGCGATGCCGTACAGCACGGGACGTTGCAGCGCATCAACGACCGCATAACGGAGCTTGACAGCTATGTACGTTCCGGTGCGTCAGGCCCGACCCTCCCCGATATAATCCGTACAGGTGACAATACCAGGCCGACAGACAACAACCTTTTTTCGGCATTGCGCGTGTTACGCGATTTTATATCCAAGGCCAAGGATGACCGCACGCCCTACAAGGTGTCGTCGGACAAAGGGTTCGAGGCCGGCA